CATAGTTTCAGTTGGGTATGCGGCACTTTGCTGTTTAATTAAAGCATCTAAACCTGCTTCGTTATATGGATAAGCCGCACTTTGTTCAGCAATTAAAGCATCTAAACCTGCCGCATCATATCCTGTCATCGGATAGGCGGCACTTTGTTGTGCAATTAGGTTGTCTAAACCAGCTGTGTTATATCCTGTCATAGGATATGCTGAACTTTGTTGTGCAATTAGGTTGTCTAAACCTGCTTCGTTATATCCTTCTCCAACACCTGCGGATACTGGAGCGTTAAAATACTCGCCTAATGTACCCGCACCATATCGAATCGCCCCAGACAGAGCTCCAGCCTTTAGGGCTTCTTCTGCGTCTTTGTTTTTTGCATAACTTGAAGCAGCGCCAACACCAGCAGCTACTCCAGCTTGAACCCCTAAACTTGCTCCTGAGGTTGCAACAGCGGCAGCTACCTGTGCTACTGTTCCCCAACCACCAGGAATTACTTCTGCAACAGCGTCATCAACTGAAACACCTAAATCACTGATAGGTTCAGTAATAGGCTGAATAATAGCATCATCTAACGCTGACGTTGCTTGACTTATAGGAGCTGTAACGGGTTGAAATACAGCATCATCCACCGTAGCAAATACATCTGAAGCTCTTTGCATATCCTCATCAATCATATTGAGTATGCCAGTATCACCACCACCTGTACCTATAACGTCTGAAATTACATCTAATGGATTTCCACTAGGACCGTGAAGTCTCATGCGACCAAGGATTGGTTGGAAAGCCCCTATAGGAAGATACGAGTTGTGGTTATATCTCATATTTTAGCCATCCATTCATACTTTGGATTATCACTTGGTTGAACGTCTACCCCCAATATTTTTAACATGGTTAATGTTTGTTGAAGTTTATTACTGTTTGGCACATTTTCTTTTGGCCCATAAACAGCTTTAAGGTCTGACTTGCGTATTTTATCAATAAACCTTGATAATGATTTTGCTAGTTTAATTGGAGAATCTTGTGTAAATAAATGTAATTCTGCATTACCATCTCTAGTGGCGATTAAAAGTAGCACGCTATTATTTTCTTGCATAATAATTGCTAATTTTTTATTAAGTGCAATATTTAATGCTCGTAAGAATTTACTTGGATTTTTTCCAAGAGTTTGATACTCTGCACTAATAATTTCAGTAGGTTTCATAATATTTCAATCCCTTGAACATTCATAATGCCAACAACTCGTTCAGCCCAATTTTCCCAATTTTCAAAACCTCGATGATCAGGAACACCATTTTGAACAAAGTAACCTATGCCTTGCATACCATCTGCCCAATCACGCCAATGCGTTTCTGGTACAGTGCCTAATTGTTGTGTTGCAAATAACTCCGCCATTCTTGCACACCAAAGTTCCCATGTTAAGTTAGTTGGGCGTGGAATTATCATACGTTACCCGTACTCCGCTCATCGCCCATATCAACACTCAGTAAGATTCTTCCTGTTTGATAATTACCATTAAAGGTATTACTTTCAAACCGTAATCGCATCTCTCTGCGTTGTTCACGCAAATCTATTTTTAAGGTATCAGGCGAAAATTCATATGCTTCACTCGTGATATCTTCATCAGTCGCATACCCTTTGCCTGTAACATATAAATTCATATCTCCAGTTTGCACAAAGTCAGGCTCAACACGTTCTAAATGTATCCACTTGTTTTCACCCATGAGCTGGGGATTTCCTGGACCTCCTGTTACCCAACCAATATTATTGGTTTCAAAATAAGATTGAATAGCATCAACTTGTGTCAAATACACTCTATCTGTGCCTGTTTCGTGTTGCCATAAGGTGTATTTTCCATCGTCATTAGGTATATTTTCAGCCATAATCGGCTTAGTGAACACCTCTGAAAACACCCCAGCACTACGTTGCGCACCGAGTGCAGAACCAGCGTCATACCATAACTTATCTCGAACATTGTAGATAATCGCTGCATTACATTCTACCGAATCACCCCTTGGGTAAAACCACCAAATCTCGCCCCATCTAGGAACTTTTATTGCCCATACTTTTTGTCTTTGAGCATAATTTAAATTATCAAAGAAGTCATTCTGGTTCAAGTCATTTTTAATCTCTTGAACAACACCGTTATAGGCTAAGAATCTATCAACTCCGCACCAATAATAAATACCATCATATTCAATAACGCATTGGCTTGACAGAATAGATGTTTGTGTAGAAATAATGTCGTATCGCCAATAAATTGTTGAAGAACCCACCGTTTGTGGCGAATAAGTCACCCTAGTTAATTGGTCAAGACTCCAAAATAACCCCGCAGGTGAAGTAGTACCACCTCGCAATGGCATACCTTTAACTATCTTTGTAGCGGATACATTGTTTGAGTTAGCGTCTGCCGCTACCCAATTTTGAAAATTGCCTGCACTATTATTCTGGATTAACCCATTATTGCCATAGATAAACACATACGGGTACAACATACATACGCCACCAGAAATGGCTAAATTGTTGTCGTAAGTTAAAGTTTGTGTGCTTGTAACGGTTGCAGCTGCCGATAAAGTTAAAGTCGTTACACCTGTACCTTGGGCGACATTCGTTATAGTTGTTCCCGACGGTATGCCTGTGCCTGTAACTGTTTGCCCAATACCTAATAAATAAGTATTAGGGGTAACGGTTGCAGTTGTTGTGCTATTTAGCACCGTAGGCAGCGTAAAAGTGCCGAGTTTACTCATCGCACCATAAGGAAAATCACCCACCATCACAGGCGTATTTGCGGTGTTATCAATGTTTGCTAAGTTTTGCCCAGGATGCCCAAGAACAGTTAGCTTCCCAGTGCCCCCAGAATCAAACCCAATATCCCATTGCCACAAGTTATTAATATCAGATGAAAAACCTGTTCCAAGCGCAATATTTTCTGGACCTGAGCCAATTGCGTTTACATTATTCGTTTGCCAACCTTGTACGCCATTATTGTAGCCCGAATAGACGTAGTTAATGCCATCTTGTGACTGCATCACCATGCCACGAGAAATAGCGGTAGCGTTTAAAAATACACCACTATACCCACCTATCTTACGAGGTCTACCCCGTTGAAAACGACACCACAAACTATCAGAATAGCAAGGTGCGTCAAACATCGTACCATCACGTTGTACGCCTGCTGGTATGTTTAAGGTAATGACTTTAGCTGTCAAAACCCACCCCCTGAAATACCATTTGGCACCGTTAATCCTGAAGAGCTAAAATATCCTGCCGATAGGTTATTAACAACAATATCAAATCTTCCCGATGATGGTAAATAAAATCCTGTATTCACATCACCTGTAAATTTTAATGATGGCACAGCTAAAGACCCATTGCCTAACGTCACCGTAGTTAACGATGTTGATGAACCTGATGCAGCGTTATAGACATTCGTTCCATCGCAAATAATAACTAAAGAAGAGTTTTGAGGGACTACAACCGTTGAACCACTTACAGAAGATGTTTTAATGGTTAAGGAAAACGCCCCTGTCGTATTATTCGTAACCGTATAAAGTTGTACCGTTGAAGGAATAACAATAATTTGATTAGAAGTTAACACCCCAGTATAGGTTTGAATCGTGTTAGATGCCTGTGCAGAAGTTAGAGTGGTTGTGCCACCTGTTACCGACAAGGCTAATTGTGTATATGCAAATGAATTGGAACGCCCATAACCAAAAGTGTTCCATCCCGACCCACTTGAAACAATCACTAACGACTCTGTAAGTTGGAGCTGTTGGTTAACATTTCCATCAATCGTATCTGTTCCTACAGGGGTTAAAGTTAGAATTCCCGAACCATTATTCCGTATCATACAGAACCAATTAGGTCCAGCAACGCTAGAAGATGGGAGCGTTAATGTGCCTGCGCCACCTTGCCAAACAATGAATTGCGACCGAACTGTGGCAAGTAGTGTTGAACTGCTATAGTACACAGAAATAGGATAAGATTGATTTAAAGTCGCACCAATCGCTATCAAACCATATCCAGCAAGTGTAGATGCATTGGCAGCAGAAGTACCCGCACCAAAGGTTACGGTTGACCAAACACCACCTGTAGTTGTGTTGTTCGTAACATAAATATATTGGGAAATGCCCGATGGAATAGAAACAATTGCTCCACCTGTATAGTTATTTACTACAAAGGTTGTTGCACCAATATTTCTAATAATCAACGCTTGACCTACAGAAACTTGTGTTGCTGGGGGCATAATTAGCGTTAAATTAGCTGCTGTTGCGGTTACTTCAATAATGTTTGCAGCTACTGCATCTTGGTCGTTACCATTAATCGCCCATTGCAAAGAAGTGTTTGCACTTATCGTAAGTGATTCATAGCCTACTTGTGATGGGGATACTGTTTGACCTGTAAATGGGTTTGTATACGACATATTATGAGTCCTGTGCGATAGTAGAGCGGTCGGCAACACGCAATTGGTCTTCTTGCTTCAAGACTTGCATCGCCTCGCTATATTTTTGTTGAAAGACTTGACGTTGGTCGTTCTTTAAAAAGGGCATTGCTTGTAATAAAGTGCCATACAACATCGCATTGGGTGCATTTTGCGTAAGCCAATTGGTCTGGGTTTCTGCTGAAAGAGGTTGAATTCTTTCATAGTAAAGCACTTCAAATGAATACGCATAATTAGGGGTTGGTGCAACTATCCAATTATCATAGTTATAGTCAGCGTAGTACAAAGGCATTCCTGTTGTTGACGCACTTGGAGAATAACTGCGTAAATACTCATATTTTCTAAGGTAAATCGGTTCAATTTGACCTGCTTGCGTTGTCAAATTCATTGATGTGGTTTTACGCCATCTTGCAGGCTTTTGAATAATCGGATTACCTATAGACATCACACTTTCCACAACTTGTTGTTGCCCTAAAGTCTTGATTTGTTGGGAAATCTCAAACTCCGCCAACATAACAAATTGTGGTATTTGATTAACTACCGCAGAATCATTTCTTTCAAGGTATTGAATAACGTCTGTAATAAGACTGTCATAAGTCATTACAGCTGCGGTTGTATTAGAAGGTGCTGTTTGCGTGGTCATAATTTTTCCGATTAATCATGCCAACTGTTTTTGCCAAACAGTTTTTATAATTTTAACCTTATATTCAATAGATTGAAACAATTTAATGCATGTAAAACGCCTTATAAAAAACAAATTAAAACTAATATTGCTAAAAATACAATAGCCAAGGCTAAATCAACATACCACCATTTCATTAACTAAGGATGGTAAGTGCTTTATTGATTTTGACAATACGGTCTTGCAATCCTAAAGTTGCGCCATTAATCCGCTTGGTTAATGTTGTGTAGTCCCCTGCGTCAGCTAAAAGGTTTAACTTTCTTGTATCCCAAAACCAACCAGCAGAAAGGCAAGCGTATTTAGGCGTAGCTACTAATGATGGGTTTTCAATAATCTCAGGTACGCCAATAGCAGTTGCAAAGGATGTGTAGTTTGCACGACCTGTTAATTGAATAATGCCTCGTCCAAAAAATGCACCCCCGTCACCTTCTTTAGTATTACCTAGTTGTGGTCGATTGCCATAGATAAGTTCAGCAATTGCTGCTTTTCCTTTTGCAACAGCTTCTTGTGCTTTTGCAAGTGTAATACGTGGCCAGACTTGCGTAATACGCACTGCTGAATAGTTAAGGTTTTCTTCTAACGACTTAAAGTTATTGCTCTCATGGGCACATTGACCAATAAAAGCACCCATACGTTTGGGTGTATTAATTTCAAACTTTTCAAAGGTATGATTTAATGGTTCTAACCATTTTTCATCAATGCCTAGTTTTACAAGTTGTTCTTTGGTTATCATGATTTCGTGTCCTTACAATTAGTTAAAAATATTTCATTCGGTCATTTTCAAAAGCAATAAATAAATCTGAAAAAAAGCCATTAAGAATCCAATCAAACAGAGCAACTCTATGCCGTTATCTTTAAGCCATTGTGTAATTTGAATGAATTTTTCTTTCATTTAACCTGTAACAGGTCATCACCTGCTATCCTTAAAAAATGTTCTACTTCAATGCTAGGCTTCTGTTCCCAACCTAATGTAATTTGACCTATAAATGCGTTAGGATTGGAAGGCACAGAAACACGGCAAGTGTAGGTAATACCTTTGTCTATGTAGTACAAGCCTAGTGTTGATTGAGGCTTCTTGTATTCCCCACAAGGCACACCACCAGCCATTAAACTAATGGCATCCTTATTATTCGCATCGTTGTTTGATAGTAATGTGGTTTGAAAGCCATCCATGCTCTTTACCCGACCATCTTTTTCATACAATCTTACGAGTTTTCTTGTGTTTAACACCATATCTACTTCAAAAATAGCGACTAAATTTGCACCTGTATTTTTGATAAGCATCTTGCTCGTATCATCAAACTTGGATGACTCCATGACAGGAAGTGACTTCTTCTTATCGTAAGCCGAGAGTAGGAACTGCTGATTGTTGTAAACAAAATAACCTACAAACGCCAAGACCCCCATCACTACGATAGCACCGAGTTTAAACGGTGAATCAACGTAAGATAGAACTTGCGTTAATGTGCTATTGGGGGATAACTTTTCATCACTCATTTTTCTTGCTTCGCATGTCCATGATTTTCTCAAGTGTTCTGCCACCAAAGTAAAAAGACATGATGAGCATACCCCATTGCCCAAGCAATTGAACATAAGACTCATTGGTATCCATACCAAATGCTGACATCATCGCAAATGTAAAATAGCCCGATAGGATGAATATGAGTGTCATCGGGCGTATATTCTTGGACAACCAGGAATCACTAGACATATCCGCTTGCAACCGTTTGGTAAGCTCCTGTTGCTCGCTAATATCAGCGTTAATCTGTGCTAGTTCGCCATTCTGTTGCATCTCAAGAAGTTTAAGTTTCGCTTCGTTTGCCTGATTCTCGTCAGGAAAAAAGCGGTCAATTAACTTACCACCGATGCCCAGAATAGCGTCAATAGGAAACATAGATTACACAGTTGGTTCTACAGGAGCTACTACGGTTACTTCAACAGAACTACCTGTATCTTCTGCATGGGCTGGTGTGAATGTCGCAGTATATGTGCCTTCTTCATAATCATGCGTATAGTCTTCGTTTGCAGACCAACTAAAAGTGCCAGATTCATCACCAAAGTCTAAAGTACCTACACCAAGTGGTTCAACATTAAAAGTTGCTGTTAAATCACTTATAGTTACCGATAATGTGTAATCCACAGGTTCTCTTGGCGGAGGTGGGTCAACAGGTTCAGGTGAAATATCAATAGAATTATTGATACGAATAATGTCAATTTGGTCGTGGTTGTATCCATCTTCGGTTATTGCATCAGGCATCATAGTTCCTTTTCTGTAGTTAATGATTGTTCGTTTGTTGCCTTTTCTAACTGTAAAGCAACTTTTTGGTAAAGTATAAAAGCTCCTGATTGCGTGGGTAATTGACCCAACACATTCAAAATGTCTTTCACTTCTGCTTCTAATAATACTAATTTAATCTCTAACATTACTTAGCCTTTAATGCTTCTATTTCTAATGCTTGTGCTTCTACTTTAGCGTTAAG